AGGCCGCGCACCGCGAAGCCCCAGCCCCTACGACTCCATCTGGGTGGGCGACCGCAGCGCACTGTCGGTGCCGGCGGTCTTCAGCGCCATCGCCCTGATCTCCGCGACGGTGGCGGCAACGCCGTTCGCGTCACGCACCAGCGGCAACGCCCTGATCGAGCCACAGCCCCTGATCGTGTCCAAGCCCGATCCTGGCTGCACCCGGTACGAGTTCATCCGCGACCTGATGGGCAGCATCCTGCTGCGCGGCAGGGGCTACGTCCACCTGTACGCACGCGACGACGCCGGCAAGCCCGGTGCCATGCGCGTGCTGCCGGTGGACGAGGTCCAGGTGCAGCGCAACGCAGCCGGCTACCGGCGCTTCCTGTGGGACGGCAGGGAGTGGAGCGACCGCGACATCCGCATGATCGGGTGGATGTCCCTGCCTGGAATGACACTGGACAGTGACGAGCCTGTCGGACCCATCCAGATGGCACGCGCACGGATCGCCGGCGAGATCGCGTCCAACGACTTCACGCGCCGGCTCTTCACCGACGGTGGCATCGTCACCAGCGTCCTGAAGCATCCGCTCACGCTGGACGAGGCAGAGGCCAAGGCCCTGAAGACCGCGTGGGTGACGGCCCTGAGCGGCACCCGTGAGCCTGCGGTGCTGAGTGGCGGCATCGACTTCGAAACCGTGCAGCCCAACCTGGTGGACCTGGCCCTGGCCGACCTTCGCAAGGAGGGCGTGCTGGACGTGGCACGGATGTTCCGCATCCCGCCCACGCTCCTGGCCGCAGAGGTCGGAGGCTCCAGCCTGACCTACCAGAACGTGCAGGAGGTCTGGCTCCAGTTCCTGCGCCTCCAGCAGTCGTGGTTCGTGCAGATCGAGTCCCTGTGGACCGAGGCCACGCCGGCAGGGCAATACGTCTACGCAGACCTGGACTACTGGCTGCGGCCCGATCCACGGGGCCAGTTGGATGCCGTGATCGCCGGCGTCACCGCAGGCATCTTCACGCAGGACGAGGGCCGCAAGAGGCTTGGCCTGCCACCGATCAGCAACCAGCCCGGTGTCCGCACCGTGTCCCCAGCAGGAGGCGACCAGAGTGCCTGAAGACATCCTTGAAGCCACCGAGACTGGGGCCATCGAGGTCCGCGACGAGGCCACCAGGGAGATCGCCGTGCGGCTCCTGCCCCACGGTGAGATCGCGGAGCGTGGCACCTACACCGAGGAGTACGGCCCTTCGGCCCACGAGGGCGTTGATCCCACCACGGTGGTCATCCGCGATGGGCACCGGCGTGACTCCATCACCGACATCCTGGGCATGGGCCGGCAGTGGGAGGTGCGCGATGGTGCGACGTGGCTGGTGGGCCGTGTCGCGGAAACGCCGGAAGGTGACAGGGCCATCGCGCTGGCACGCATCGGCGCACTCCGTGCGTCGGCAGGCTTCTACCCCGTCGCCGGCGGTGACCGCATCGAGCAGCGCAACGGTCGCAGGCACGTCGTCCGCGACCGCATCGACATCCGCGAGGCTGGGCTTCTGACCCAGCCCGCATACCATTCGACGGCTGTAGAGGCCCGAGAAGAGGAGGAGGCAACCGTGCCGGAACTGGAGATCGCCGCGCCGCCCGCGTCGGCAGCGGTCGAGGAGCGCGACGACCGCCCGGTCATCGCGGCCTCCAACGTCAACCGCAACCGCATCGTCACCGCAGCCGACTACGCGGTGATGGCGATCCGCAGCGCGCAGGGTGACGCCCGCGCCACCGAGCGGATCATGGAGGTCCGCGCCCTTGCGGAGCAGACCACCGAGGACGTGGCTGCCGGCGCGATGCCCCCGACCGTCGTGGGCGACCTGGTCAACGTCCTGATCCGGCGCACGCCGCTCTTCAGCGTCTTCACCCGGTACGGCCTCCCCGACACCGGCATGACCTTCAACCGGCCCAAGGTCACGCAGCACGGTCTGGTGGGCTACCAGGCCACGCAGAAGACCGAGGTGGCGTCCAAGGACGTGAAGCTGGACGCCGACGCGGTCAACATCTTCACGGTCGCCGGCGCACTGAACGTCAGCCGGCAGTTCCTGGACCGGACCCCGTACTGGAGCCGGGTCTTCGCCGACATGGTGACGACCTACGCCAACTTCCTGAACACGGAACTGGCCGGCGACGGCAACGGCACCACGGCCATCAAGGGCCTGAAGACCTTCGCCGGCACGGCCATCGACGTGGCAACGCTGGACGGTGCCGGCCTCACGGCTGCCGCCTACGAGGCCTGGGCAGCCCTGATGGACGGGGCACAGGAGCAGTCCCCCGACATGGCCGTGATGAACGCCAAGACGTGGGGCCGGATCGCCGGCATCGTGGACGGTGACAAGCGCCCGATCTTCCCGGCGATGGCCCCGTCCAACGCCAGCGGCACCAGCACCCTGAACGGACCCGGCCCGTTCTTCGGCCTCCCCGTCGTGATCTCCAAGGCCATCGACGACGACACCATCTACCTTCCCATCCGCGACGGGCTGGAGTTCTACGCCAGCCCCAGTGGTGACCAGCCCTTCACCCTGTCGGTGGACGAGCCGGCCATCCTTGGTGTCGAGACTGCCATTTACGGCTACGTCGCCACCTACGCCAAGCCCGACTCCGTGAAGGCCCTGACCCTTCCGGCAGTCGCTCCGTAGCACTGAGGCCCTGACAGTGGCGGCACCGGCCTACGTCGAGTCCAACGCCCGCGTGTCCATCCCCAGCAGGCTTCGGCCTGCTGCTGGTGGCACGCTGGACGTTGTCCTGATGGCACGCCCGCCACTGTCTGCGGCCACGCTCGCCAACGCCAGCCAGGCCCAGGTCGCCAGCATCCAGTGGCTTGATGACGACGGCACCGGGCACCTGGAGCCTCTGTGGCTCGCCAGCGCACCGCCGGCGTCCGAGGGTGTCGTGGAAGTGGACCGCTACGGTGGCACCTTCGCACGCGCACGCAGCACCTTCAACATCGACGCCGGCACCCATGCCTTCACCTTCGTCCTTGCCACCACGCCCGGTCCTGGTGGCGCGGTCCTTGCCGACACGGCAGAACTCCGCGCGATGGGTGGCGTGGTGTGGTTCGATCACGCCGGCACCCTGGGCCACGTCAAGGGCACGGACGGCAACGACGCGCCCGTGGACACCGTGGCCGGAATGATCGACGCACGGACCCTGATGGGTGGCACCGTTGACGCCACCACGGACCCGGCGCACCCGGCCCTGCTCCTGGAGGTGCCGGCTGCGGCACGCCGGCGAGCGGTCCTGGGCGACCTTGTCATGGCCCTGGGCGACTACGTCGTCAGCATGACCGAGGTGAACGCCAACGAGATCGACATCACCGGAGCGGCACCCGTGCCGCCGGCACCTTCCGGCCCGCAGCCACTGGTGAGCGTGGAGGCCCTGCGGTACGCCCTGAAGGTGCCCAACGGTGAACCCAACGACTCCAACCTGACCAAGGCCGTCCTGGCTGCCAGTGAGGTCATCAGGGAGTACACCGGCAACGACTTCCCCGAGCCGGTGCCCGATGCCGTCACCATCGCCGCACTCCAGGTGGCGTCACGGATGTTCCGCGCCGGTGACGTGGTCTTCGGTGTCCTGAACACGGAACTGGGCAGCGCCTTCAGCGGAAGGTGGATCACGCCCGAGATCGAGGCCCTGCTGGTGGGCAAGCGCCTGTCCTTCGGGGTGGCGTGATGGGCCTGCCGCACCGCGACCTTGCCGGCATCATCGAGGCCGCAGCACCTGGGGCACCGGTGTACCTGGGCTGGCCGGCAGAGATCATCACGCCCTGTGTCGTGATCGCGCCCACGGATCGCGCCCACCGTCCACCGTGCCACGTTGACTGGACGCTGCGCCTGTCGGTGGGCATGGCCCTGACGCAGGAGACAGACCTGATCCACGACGCCGTGGAGGCCGTCCTGGAGGCCGTGCCGGCAGGCTACGTCGTGGGAGCAACGACCTACACCCAGCGGTCCATCGGTGGCGTTGACTACGTCTGGGCCGACACTGTCATCACCGCAACACGCTAGGAGGAACCGATGGCCGCAACCACTCCCATCGTCAGCGACAAGCAGGGCCTGAAGTTCCTGCCTGCTGACGGCACCGCGCCGGCAGACGAGATCGACCTTGCCTGCTTCGTGACCGAGCCTCCCACGGACGAGGTCTCCTTCGACACCGTGGAGACTCCGACCCTGTGCAACCCGCAGGCATCGCAGATCAAGGTGGGCGCACGCAGCCTGACCCTGTCCCTGCTCTGGACTGACGAGTGGGCCGAGGTCATCGAGCCTCTGTTCGGCACCAGCGGCACCCTGACGTGGCGTCCTGCCGGTGACACCAAGGCCGGCTACGCCTACGAGGTCACCTGGCCGGCGACCTACGGCCTGGCTGCCCCGTTCGGTGAGGCGATCACCGTGGAGGTGAGCCTGGGCGTCAACGGTCGCAGCGTGGTGGCCGCACCGGTCGTTCCGTAGCCATGCCCCTGAAGCAGACGCGGGGCATCGAGGTCAAGGGTGCCGCCCAACTGGCGCGGCACCTGAAGGCTGCCAACCCCGCACTGCTGAAGGAACTGAAGGCCGAGAACAAGCGGCTGGCCGGCATGGTGGCCGACACGGCAGAGGCCCACGTCCCCCGCAGGACAGGCCGGCTGGCCGGCTCCATCAGGCCAGGTGCCACGCAGCGCAGCGGCACCGTGAAGGCCGGCAGCAGGGCAGTCCCGTGGGCAGGCCCAATCCACTTCGGGTGGTTCCGGCGCAAGGAGCCTGCCGTGGGTGGCCCGATCAAGCCAAACCCGTTCCTGTACCGGGCACTGGACGAGCGGCGCGACGAGGTCTTCGCCGCCTACAAGGAGGCCGTGGAGCGCATCGCGGCCAAGGTCTGAGCAGCAAGGAGCAGCAGTGAGCAGCAGGCGCACCATCGAGGTGACACCCAGCATCGTGGCCGACATGACCGTGGGCGAGATCGAGATCATCGAGCAGCGCACCGGCAGGCCCATCAACAACCTGTTCGGTGAGGACAATCCCCGTGGCGTGGTCCTGCACGCCATCGCCCACGTCATCCTTCGCCGTGAGGCCCTGGACAGTGGCGACCCCGAGCCGGCGTGGGAGGACACGGGCAACGTCAAGGTCACGATGGCCGCAGACGTGGAGGCCGCGACGAGCAAGACCAACCCTACGGTCGCATCATCCCGTCGAACGCCACGCGGAAAGTGATGCGGATCGCACTGGCGACGGGGTGGCCTCCAGCCGTGGTGCGTGACATGAAGGCCACGGACCTTCGGGCGCTGGAACTGGAAATGAAGGCGAGGATGAAGAAGTGAGCAGAGGCCCGGTCATCAACGTCACCATCACTGGCGACCAGACCGGGCTTGATCGCGCCTTCAAGAAGGCTGCCGACGGGGTCAACGGCTTCAGCGGCAGCCTGAAGCGTGTCTTCAACGAGAAGATCATCGGCGGTGCCTTCGACCTTGCGGCCCAGGCAGCGCAGAACGCCTTCAACTTCGCCACCGAGGGCGTCGGCAAGTTCGATGAACTGGGTGACGCGATCAGCGTCCTGGACGCCGACTTCAAGGGCCTGGGCGACACGGTCACGGGCATCGACCTGACCAAGTTGGGCTTCGACAAGATCGAGACTGCCACCGCAGCCAAGGACATCGCTGACACGGCCAAGGCCCTGGGCCTGTCGGGTGACGAGGCCGCGAAGATCGTGCCGGCACTCACCGAGGCCGCAGCCGGCTACAGCGCCCTGACCGGCAAGGATGCGGCCACGTCCGGTGACCTGTTCGCCAAGGCCCTGTCCGGCAGCAGCAAGGCTGCCAAGGAACTGGGCGTGGAGTTCAAGAAGGGCATGACGCCGGCGCAGCGGATGCAGGCCCTGATGGCGAAGTGGGGTCCGCTGGCCGACGACGCAGCCAACGGCACCAGGAGCCTGTCGGACGAGCAGGCCACCTTCGACGCCCAGATGACCAACATCCAGACCACGGTGGGGTCCTTCATCAACACGGCCCTGACGCCCCTGATGGCCGGCCTGAACAACACCCTGTTCCCCGCACTGGCGTCCTTCACGGACCAGTACGGCCCGCAGATCAACGCGGTGATGGGAACGGTGGGTGAGGTCTTCAGTGCCGTCTTCGGCTTCGTGATCGACAAGGTCGTGCCCATCGTGATGACGCTGGTGGGCGCAATCGGTGATGCGCTCACGCCGGTGCTGGAGGATGTCGGGCCGGCGCTCCAGCCCTGGATCGACCTGTTCGGTGAACTCTTCGACTTCATCGCCAAGAACGTGGTGCCGATCCTGGTGGAGTCAGTGGTGCCCATCTTGGGCGATCTGCTGGACGTGATCGTCAAGGTGGCCGGCGCGGTGGGCAACGTCCTGTTGCAGGCCTTCAAGACCATCAAGCCGGTCCTGGAAACCATCTACGACATCTTCCGACAGGTCTGGAAGGTCATCAGCGACGTGATCCACGGCATCGCCACGGCACCCATCGTGGGCGACTTCTTCAACTGGGTCAGCGGTGGCAGTGGCAACAGGAGCGGTGCCGGGTCCGCTGCTCGATCTGGCACCGCTCCTGTCGTCATCAACTTCAACGGCATCGTGGGCGACCCGGTCAGGACCGGGCGCGAGGTGAGCCGGGTCCTGGGCGCGTACCGCTCACGCGGTGGCACCATCGGGGTCTACTGATGACACGGTGGACCGATGGAGCCGTCTGGCAGCCGGCGGCAGACCCTGACAACAAGGCGATCTGGGATCAGGTAGACGCCAACGTCGGATACCCCGATGTCTTCATCAACGGCCTGAACCGGTGCGACCAGGTGGACGGCCTGAACTGGCGCTCTGGCCGGCCCTGGTGGTTCAGCGACCCAGAGGGTGGGTCCTGCACCATCACCCTGAACCGCAACGTGGCAGACATCGAGGTGGGGCAGCCCGTCGTCATCAGCGCAGCCCCCAAGGGTGGCCTGTGGATCGGCACGGTGGACACCGTGGCCTACGGCTACGAGCCTGACGGTGACACCACGACGGTGGTTGCCAACGACGCACTGGCGACCTTCAGCCAGATCGACCTTGCCGATGTCCACGCCCAGAAGTGGACCGCCGGCGACCTTCGGCACCGGGTGGCCGAGATGGCGACCTTTGCCGGCGTGCCCAACACGGTGGCAGACCCGCAGCCGTCGTCATCGTTCCTGCCGGCCCTGAACGCCAGCGCAGCCAACGTGACAGGCACCCTGCTGGAGAAGCTCAGGGACTACGAGCGTTCGTCCAACGCCATCGTGGGCATCGACCGCAGCGGTGTCTGGCGCATCCAGCCACGCGCCGGCCTGCCGGAAGGATCGGTGCCCGATCACGTCACGCCCCTGGTTGACGACGCCTGCCCCGTTCGCGTCACCGAGGTGCGGGCATCGGTGGACCGCGTCATCAACTCCTGGGCGCTGGGTGCCAAGATCGACTCACAGGCGTCCATCGTGAAGTACGGCAGGCGCACCTACGAGGCCAAGAGCGACAGCACCAAGCCCCTGTACGCCACCGATGCGGCCACGGACCCCGACAACCCGCCCATCTACTACGAGGGCATGGTGCGTGCCCTGGCGACCCCGATGCCGTCACTGATCGCGGAGGTGCGTGTCAGCACCCGCACCAGCCCCGTCGTTCCCCTCACGGTCTTCGACTTCGTGTCCTACGGCACCCACGTCTACCAGGTGATGGCGATGGAGTGGCAGGCCGCTCCTGACGAGTGGACCGTGGTCCTGTCCCTGGACCCCACGGGCAACCAGATCGGTGACCGTGGCGAGGTGACGCCCGTTCCCCCGCCCACGACGCTCAGGGAGACAATCACCGTTGCCATCACCGGTGACGCCTACGTCGCCAAGACCAGCGGTGGGCTGTACGCCGGCAACGGTGCCGGCGACAACCTCCTGGTCGGTCTCCTGACCGACGGCACCCTGACCCGCGCCCTGCTGAAGACCGGCACCATCCCCTTCAAGGGCAAGGTCAAGACCGTCTACTCAGCCAAGTTGCGGATGTACACGTCCACCTACGACTGCATGACCGCCGGCAGCAGCCCCAGCATCAAGGCCCTTCGGATCACCGGGTCCTGGTCTGAAGGCTCCTACAACGCTGCCAGCGGCTGCGGCTTCGCCACCAGCAACGCGGTGAAGTACCCAGGACCCAACGTCACGACCACCGATGCCGTCACCAAGACCGCACCCAAGACCGACAACACCATCTGTGAGTTCACCGTCACCGGCATCGTGCGGGCCTGGGTGGCAGGATCGCCCAACTACGGCATCGCCTTGCGTGGAGCGTCGGAGACTTCATCGTCCAACAGGGCAGAGTTCTGGGGAAGGAGCGCCAGCACCACGTCGCGCCGCCCGGTCCTGGTCATCGACTACGAGTACGAGGTGGCGTGATGCGGCCCGTGGTTCCTGCTCCCGGCGACGACATCGAGGCTGCCTGGGGCGGTGATGTCATCGACTACATCGGGTCCAAGTGGCGCTACGTCCCCCTGCTCCGCAACACGGTCCTGAACGGGGTGGCAGGCGTCAACGCCGACACCACGGTGGAGATCACCACGCTGCCGGCCAACGACCCCACGGTGAAGGCCGTGCAGGCCAGCCTGATGATCCGCAGGACCGACACGAACTCTTCCAGCGCCAACGTCAAGAACTTCGACGGCACCCCTGCCATGTCCACCTACTCCAGCGGTGTCTCCAGCCGTGGAGGCTCTGGGCCGTCTGGACCGGTGATGGTGGGAGGCGTCAACAACCGGCAGATCAAGTGGAACGCCTCCAGCGTGGACGCCACGGTCTACCTGTACACCTACGGCTACTGGGTGCAGGACAGTGACGAGCCGGCAGCCGGCACCACGGACCCCATCCACTCCGCGCTGGACCCCACGCTGCCGCAGGCCGGCGAACTGGTCACCGTGGACTGGGCAGAGACACTGATCGCCAAGGCCGCAAGGGCCTGGCGCTTCGTGCCACTGGCACGCGCCACGGTCCTGAACCAGGTGACCGGCGCAGCCGTGGTCAAGGACGTGGAGATCACGCCACTGCCGGATGACCCGCGCATCGTGGCTGCCAGCATCGAGACATACGTCCGCGACCCCGGCGCTTCATCGTCTGCGGCCCTGGAACTCTACGACTACGACGGTGCGCTGGCCGGCGTCAACTACCTTGTGGGCGTCACCAACCGCTACCACGTCAGCGGTCCCTACATCGTGATGACCGGAGGTGCCAGCGGCAAGGTCATCAAGTACAAGCCTGGGACGACCGCGATGGAGGTCTGGATGTTCGTCAGCGGCTACTGGATCGCGGACGAGGGAGAAGCCTGATGCCGCGACCCGTCAAGCCGGTGGCAGACACCGAGATCAGGCACGACACCTTCGGGCAGGCCGTGGTGACCTACGCCGGCGAGCAGCTGCGCTTCGTCCGCAACCGGCAGGGACGCTACATCGTGGAGAACACCACG